ACCAAATGCCCAGCCAGAAAGTTTGTTGACTGCGTTGGTCAGACCGCTTCCAAAAATACCACCTGGATTCAAAATGGTGCTGGTCAGAGACCCAACAGTCGACGCCAAATTGCTCAGCGACTTTGAATTAAGCGCCGCAAAATTACTAGATGATGAATCAAAACCCCCACGCAAAAGCAAACTGGTGCCAGACACCACGCCTGCCTCAATATTGCGTAGGGATGCTGCCATCATGCTTGTGTACGCCAGCTCTGGCTTGGCCATCTGCGTAAGCGACTCAAGACTATTGCGAATGCTTTGGCTTTGCGCCTTGCTGTCACCAAATACGGTGCCTGTGCCTGTGTTTTCAGGCATAGCAGAAAGTGCATCGCGCGAGACGGAGCCGCTTGATCCGCCACCACTGACCATGAAGCCCAAAGCGGCCATCATGGCGGCCATAGCCGCCATACGCGGGAAAGCCGTATAGGGGTCGCCCTTAGCCTGATTAGCCACACCTGTCACTGCGTTTGCCTGCCCCTCAACCATCGCCTCCGTGGTGCGCACAGCGGAGGCAGCTGTTGAGGCTTCCGTCATAGCAGTTTCACCAAAAATCCAAGCTGAAACCTTGGCACCAATGGCTACTAAATCTTTCGCCATGGTTTGCGCACTCATCACTAGCTGGTAAGTGCGCAAGGCCTTTTCAGCACCTTGCATCACGGCGTAGCCACGCGAGCCTTCTTTGAAATAAGTTTTAGCAGCGCTGGCCATGCTGGCGTAGGCGCTGACTTGGTCTTTTTGTGTTTTCTTAATCAGGGCCTGTTCATTTTTTGCAGCCGTTGCCAAGTTGCTCTCAGTACCTGTGGCTCGCAGCTCGTTGATCACCTGCATCTCACGCGCATACTCTTTGCCACTCTCGGTGAGCGTAGCCATTGCATCCACCATTCGTGCCAGCCCATCACCACTGGTCGCAAATGTCTCGCGCAGCGTATTGCTAAGGCTCTTGAATGAATCCTCGGATTTATTGCCAAACAACCGTGTGGTTTGGTCTAAGCCAGCTTGCGTCACGTCCTTCAAATGGCCACGGTCTGCATTGCCGCGAAGCGCATCAAGCTCTGCACGCAAACGTTCAACCTCTTTTTGTGCAGCCAGTTCACCCACACCACGCTGCTCGGCCAGCTGCTTGTTTTGCTCGGCTGTTGCCAGCGCCACTTCAGCGCGAGCCACACGCTCTTTCAAAAGCAGCGTATTGATGCTGTCGATTGCAATTCCATGCTTACGCACCGCCTGCGTCTGTAGCTCGATGCCGCGCAGCTCATCCGCGCGCTTAAGCGTCACAGCCTCTACCTCACGCGCAGCCTGCGCATTGATATTGGCCATCTCAATAGCAGCCAGCGCCGCAGCCTGTGCGTGTTTTTGCGCCTTGGCTGGGTCAGCGGCATTTACCTTGGCCGCGCGTTCTTCAGCCGCCTTACGCGCGGCCACCTCATCAATTTTGATCTTGGCGATTTGACGAATCCCGTCTTCCTCAGCCAGCACTTGTCGTGCCACACGGTCTTTGGTGATGGCCACCAGCTCATCGCCTAAAAGCTTTTGTCTTTGCGCTTCAAACTCGGCAGCTTGTGTGGAAACCTCTGCTGCGCTTTTGCCAAACTTGGCTTTGATGCGCGCCGCCAAGTCAGCAGGCACCACACCATCGGTGAAAGACTTACCCACCTTTTCCATTTCGGCCTTGAGCTTCTCAGCATCCGTGGCGTACTCTTTCATCCACTCTGATTTTGTCTTTTTATTTCTGTTATCGGCGTCTTGTGCTGCCTCACTTTTGAGGGTACGCATCTTCTCGGTTACCACTCCAAGTCTGCGTTCGCTTTCGGCCAATAATCCAATAAGCCAGTTTTGTGTCCCAATGTCAGGTGCTGATTTAATATTGACCTTAAGTCGGTCGATTTCAGCACTTATACGCGCTGCCTCATCCTCCAGTGCGCTTCCAGTCCCACCCTCAAACTTGATGCCTTTGGCAGCTAATGCATTACGCTTTTTGAGCATTTCAATTTGTACATCAACACCTTGAATTAGCTCATCAAACGAAGGCTTGCTCTCTTTTGACGACTTGGCAGCACCATCAGCAGCAGAGTCAGCATAAAAACTCCATGCAGCTGCACCTAGCGCAAGCAATCCAGTCACGACACCAATCGGGCCGCCCAATGCCGCCATCACAACTGCGCCTCGGCTTGTGGCCACCGCCAATGCATTTTGCGCAGCCGCTTGCGCAGCAAGCGCAGCAGTGTGTGCTGTTGTCACCCCAGTATTAGCAGCCTGAGCCGCAGTTTGTGCGACCAACACCTCCGTGCGTACAACCTCCGCTTGCAAGCTCGCCAAGGTAGCAGCGCGATTGGCTACCAAGCTAGATACAGCAGCTTGTCCAGCAGCAGCCAATCGCAAAATGCCATAGCTAGCAGCTCCTGCTCCCACCACAACAGCCACGCCCAAAACCGCCTGCGCATTTTCAGCAAGCAGGCCCATCGCACCGTTCACCGCGCTCAGTGCGGCTCCCACCTGGCGTGATTCACCCGCCGCCGTCATAAAAGCATTTTTCATGGCTACGGATGACTGATCAAATGTCTTCGGCAGCTTCGCAGCCTGAGCGGTCATGGTGGCAAAAGACCCTAGCACCGCACCACCAAACACATCACTTGTCAAAGTGCCAGCCTCGCTCATCGCGTAAAGCTCAGCCTTGGTTTTACCTAAACTCTTTGCCACAGCATCCATGAGCGTCGGAGCGTTTTCCATCAGCGACATGAACTCATCGCCGTTGACCTTGCCTTTGCCCATCGCTTGGCTAAATTGCCGCATCACCGCGCTAGCCTCGGCTGCGCTGGCGTTGTTGAGGCGCAATGCTGCACTCACGGTCTCTGTCATCTTGGCCGCATCAGCACTGTCACCACCAAACAACTTGACAGACCGAGCAATACGCTGATAGGTCTCGCCAATAGCATCCAAATCAGCACCTTGCCGCTTTGCAATGCCTTGGATTTCTTGCAGGGCAGCTGCACCCGCCTTCGCGCTACCTTCCACAAGGTTTAACCCTGCAACAAGACGGCCATAGTCACTGGCTGAACTCAAGGTCTTGGTAGCATTTTGCAAGCCAATATGTGCAGCCAAAAAACCGTAGATATGACCTTTGGCTTCGTTGAGTGCTGTGCTGACGCCTTGCACACCTTGGCGCGTGACATTCAAGCCCACATCACTGGTCTGACCTGCTGCGCCCAATGCACGTAATCCAGTAGTGACTTGACCTAGCTTGGCACTAGCATCCGCACCATCAGCTTTGATTCGTAGCGTGACTTGTGGATCACTCATAGAGCCTCAATGCCTGTTAAGTACTGCGCTTGGCATCCTCTTGCAGTCTTTTTTCGGCCCACACACTCAGCGTGGCCGATTCCATCACCCGTACCCCCATGAAGATGTCGTCTCTGCAATCCAGCGGCACACGCATCATGCGCACCACCATGGGCAGCGCGGCGTAATCCAGTCCTGTAGGACCGGAAAATCCAATGCGCCACTGTGTCTGCATAGCGCCAAACACGCGCACGATGTACGCGTTGTCTTTCCAAATTTCTGGTGCTATCCATGCTTCATCGTCACTGTGAGCGTTAATGGGTTGGGGTGGTTCAATGCCGTTGGACTCAAAAAAATCAGGCGGTACATCGGCTCGGTCGGCGGCATCGTCCGCTTCATCATCCGCATCACTTGATGCAGGATGACTTGCAAGCCAGCGCGCCACCGCCTTTAGTTTTTTTCGCGTGCCCCTGTGAGGGTTTTGACAAACGTTTTGACGGTGGCTGCTCGCGCACCCATCATGTCCATCAGCTTGTCGCGGTTGACGGGCGTGAAATCCAGCGGAGTGCCGTGTTCGTCGCCCACGCCTTCCCAGCCAACCAGCACCTCCTCGACAACCAACGCATCGCCCTTATCAGGGTCTTCGTATGCGCGCTTCATCAGCTCGGTGTACTCAGTCAATCCAAGGTACTTAAACACAGCGGTGTACTGATGACGCTCAGGGCGTCCATCGCCACCTGGCGTTTCAAATTTCACGGTCGCGGTGAACTTGGGTGTCGTTGCAATCTTGAGCATATAAATCCTTGATGTTGTCGTCGTTATTGACTGTGGCGAATTGAAGGCTTGATGATCTACGCGCGTGCGCGTACTTGACAGAGAAACCAGTTTTAAGATTGCTCAAACAAAAACCCCCTAGGCTTTTAGTACCTAGGGGGTTTTCTTTGGTGCAATCATTGATTGCTTAGAGCAACGTCAGCACAATCTCGTCGTTGCCTGCACTGGTGGCCTCGGGCTCGAATTTCAATTCATAGCCCATGTAGCCATCGACATCCACTTTTTGCACGCCTGTGATACGGCTTTGCAAATTGATGCGTGCCTTTTTTCCTACAGCGCTGCCATGATTCAACACGATCGGCACCAAGGTGGCATCTTCCGCCAATTGGTAGGGATTGAATGTGGCCAGCGTGGGGGCCAATATGGTGATGCTGGCTGTCGGCTGACGGTCTTCAATCACAATTTCTTCTTGTGGGCCTGGGTAGCTGATGTACTTGATCTGGTGCGCTACGTCTACAGCAAATTTGCTAAACGCGACCGCCGCCCCATTAACTGTGCCAGCGGTGTACTTTGGGCCCACCAATTCTTCGACCATCCAGCCTGTTTTGTCCGGTGTCAAAGCACTGGCAGCCACTGGACGCGTGTAAACACCCTGGCCAGTGAACTTCATCATGGGCAGCCCAGACTGATCAAGAGCCGCACTCCACGAGCCACGCACACCCGTCACCACATGCTTATCGCCATCGGCGAAGTAGTAAATCGTGGCGCTCTTTTCACCCGTCGACACCAAGTTATACGTCACACTGCCTGCCACAGCAGGTGGACCAACAACAGGCATCACAGAGGTCACTGCAAAAGCAGCGGCTTGCATCATTGGGTCCCATTTTGGCTTGGTTCCTGCGGTGCCGCTGGGAGCCATCGCCACGCTGAAATCCACCTTCACCTGGATGGCACCAATTAGGCCGCCCATGCGGCCCTTGTTCTCCATCACGATATTGCGCTGCACCACGGAAGCTTCAAACTCCGTCACCGTCATGTCGCGTGCCTCAATCCAATCAGAGGCACCCGGAGTAGCGTCCACGTTGTACGTGGTCTCCACCTTCATGAAAATACTTTTCTTTTTCCACGCGCGTGGCGTTGCTAAAACGTTGG